CGGAGTGGTCCTATCTAAAGGATTATCTGCAACATCTCAAGCAGCTAATGCACTCAGAAAACCAGAATGTCCTAACCCAGCCGAATTAGCTCAGATATCAGCAAAATTAGCCGGTCTTTCAGCTCTATCAACAGGACTTACTTCAAATCTTAGCGCATTCAAAGCTCTTCCTCCTGCTATTAAAGGACCAGTAAGCGGGATACTTGCTGTAGTGAATACTATTATTAAACTCCCTGTTCCTCAAGCAATAGGTATACCACCCGGTCCTGCAGGTGGTTTAATCTTAGGGTTACCAACTGCTTTTACTACAAACTTTGCAGATATACTTAACTTAATGAAAGAATTTGCTATAGCTATGTTAATAACTGCAGACGCTATTGACGGATGTTTAAAAGATGTAACAGGCTCTACCGCTGGAATGTCAGCAAGAGTAGCTGAAATTGGAACACCGATTGCAGTGTGTAAGATAAGTAATACGATAAAAGGTAAGTTAGATAAAAAACAACAGAAAGAGTTAGGTATTATAGATGAAGATGGCAACAATATCTTAGATTCGTTTGGCTCTAAAGTACTTAAACCAGAAAACACAGATTCACCTAAAAGTAAATTAGAAAAAGATTTAGCAAAAAAAGTTAATTTAGCAGCAGTATCTCTAAAAGGTAAAAGAGATCTATCAGACTTTCCATCAACAGGTCCTAAATTAAATATTTTAAAAGAAGGAGATGCTTTCCGTCTCCCAGTAGAAAAAATAGACGGTAAAGTAGTTAATAAGTTTGCAGTTATATTAACTAAAAAAGAAGATAAAAACAATTTAGCGAAAGTAAAGAAGAAGATCTCTCCAGCAGGTGTACCCGAGAAAGAAATAAAAGTAGTAGAGCTGGATATTGACCCTTCTACTCTTACAGCGAAAGCTCAAGCTTTTGCACAATTAGATACAGTCTTAAAGAACGTATCAGATAAACTCGAAAAAATAGACACATCAGATACTAATCTATCATCTAAAGGTCTTTTGAGTAAAGAATCTCAATCAACTAAAAAAGGTAATAGGTTAAATGAATTTGATAGTGTATCAAAACTACAAAAAACAGACCCCAATGTTACGAATCAGACTAATGTAGCAATTGAAGGTTTGAAATCTAGTTTAAATAGAATTGACCAAACTCTAACAGACTCTATCCCATTAGACATTCTAAAAGAGCTTAAAGACGATTTATCTAAACTTACAAATAACCTTGTAGAAAAAGAATCTTCTATTAACGAAGAAACAGCTGATAATACTTATAAAGGTTATATACTAAAGGTACAGAGAACAAATGAATCACCTACCTTAGCTCCTAGGCATTATGCGACAGGAGAAAAGAATGGAGTCATTGTGTTTAAAGGACCAGACTCCTATAGTTCATCGAAAGAAATACTATTAGAGGAAATTAAATTCAAAATAGACAATCAACTTTCTTAACTTAACTATTTATATATATGAAACTCGATCAATTACGTAAAATTATACGAGAAGAAGTTAGAGCAGCTTTTAAGGAAGAGTTACAAGAAGTATTAACTGAAGCAGTTAAAATCGCTAGTAACCCTAAGCAAACGTTCTACACTGACACTACTACTAAAGAAGTAACTAAACCTACTCCTAGTAGAACCAACCCAGTAATGGGCAGCAATAGCATAGATGAAATGCTAACAATGACAAAAGCCAATATGACACCAGAAGAGTTTAATAACATTACAGGTGCACAACCACCTTCTACTTCTGCAAAAATGGCTAGCCAATTAGGAATGCAAGCTAGTTCTACACCGGGTATAGACATATCTAAATTAGATTTTGTCGGCAAAGCAAAAGAGGTATTAGATGCATCGTATGCAAAAGATAAAGTAAGATTAGGATAAAATGGCATTTGAAGTTAAAAAAATAAACCCGTTAGATCTACAGCCTAGAAAAGCAGTAGGAATAGAATTACCTTTTAGTTCTAAAAACGCGTTTAGTTCTAACTATCAAACAAAAGATGCAATAAAAAACAACCTAATTAACTACTTCTTAACAGGTAGAGGTGAAAGATATTTAAATCCTATGTTTGGATTTGGACTAAGAAATGAATTATTCGAAAATATAACTGAAGAAAAAATAGATGCCTTAGATGCAAGAGCTAGAGAAGCAATTGAAATATATTTTCCTAGAGTTATTCCTAACGAAATAAAATTAGTAGCGAGTGAAGATAGAAATACTATAGGGTTCTACCTTTCTTATTCTATAGCAGAAACAGGTATAAGTGATGAACTGTTAATAAATGTAGCAATATAATGGCAGAAACAAGAGACATAAAATATATAAATAAGAATTTTGACGATTTCCGTACTCAATTAGTAGAGTATGCTAAATCATATTTTCCTGATTCCTATAATGACTTCTCTCCAACCTCACCAGGGTTGATGTTAATTGAGATGGCATCTTATGTTGGAGATGTAATGTCATTCTATCAAGACACCCAGCTACAGGAAACATTCCTACAGCATGCTAAAAACCCAGCAAACCTGTACTCTTTAGCCTACATGATGGGATATAAACCTAAAGCTACTAATGTAGCTGAAGTTGAGCTAACAGTAACTCAAACAGTAGATGCAATTGGACCCGAAGCAAAGCCTGATTTTGATCAAGCAATAACAATAGCAGAAAATAGCACAGTTAAAGCAAGTACTAAAGATCAAACAGTATTTCTATTAACTAATAAGGTTGACTTTAATTTTTCTAGTTCCTATGATCCTACTGAGATTACAGTCAATACATTAACAGATGGTAAGCCCTCAGAGTTCTTACTTAAAAAGACTACTAAAGCCTTTTCAGGAACAGTAAAATCCACTCAACAAACATATACTATTTCAGAGAAGTTTGCCACAGTAAATATAGAAGCAGATAATATAGTAGGTATATTAGACATTACAGATAGTGACGGTAATAAATGGTATGAGGTTCCTTTTTTAGGTCAAGATACTATATTCGTAGAAGAAAGAAACTATGGTGATGATAGACACTTAACTCCTAATGTTCTTAAATTAAAGAAAGTTCCTAGGAGATTTGTTACTAGATTAACATCAACAGGAGTACTTCAAGTTCAATTTGGTTCAGGAATAAGCACAGAAGACAATGAAGAGTTTCTACCTGATCCTAATACTATTGCGTACCAAACCAGAAGTGAGTTACCTAGATTAGACGTAGCTTATGACCCATCTAATTTTCTATTTACTAAATCATATGGGCTAGCACCATCTAATACTACACTAACTATCAGATACATAGTAGGAGGAGGAGTACAAGCAAATGCTCCAGCTAATACTGTAAACTTAATAGATGCAGTTACAACAACAGCTACAGATTCATCAAAAGTATCCTCATTGGTTTTTAATAATATTTCTCCTGCACTAGGTGGTAGAGATGGAGATACTATAGAAGAATTAAGAGAAAATAGTATAAGAGCGTACGCAGAACAGAAAAGAGTAGTAACTTTACAGGATTACGCAGTAAGATCTTTATCACTTCCACCACAATTTGGGTCAATAGCTAAGATATTTGTAACACAAGATCATACAGCTTCAAATACTAAATCAGTTCTTAGTGTTAATAGACTTGCATTAGCTCTATATGTGCTAGCATTTGATAATAATGGACATTTAGTTCCTGCTTCTAATACACTTAAAGATAATATACGAAATTACTTATCAGAATATATGATGCTAACAGATGCAGTAGAATTAAAAGATGCTTTTGTTGTAAACATAGGTATTAAGTTTGAAATAATAGCTCTACCTAACTTTCAATCAAGAGATGTACTACTTAGCTGTACTGAAAAATTAAAACAATTATTTGCAAAAGACAAACTTACTATTAATCAACCAATTAATATATCATCTCTATATACAGAACTAGACAGAATAAAAGGAGTACAAACAGTGAAGAGTATTATTATAGAGAATAAAGCAGGCGGTAGGTATAGTGAATTTGGCTATGATACTAAAGGAGCAACTAAAAATAACGTTCTATATCCTTCTTACGACCCATGTTGTTTTGAAGTTAAATACCCTAATCAAGATATAGAAGGAAGAGTAACAACATTATAGAATGGCAATATATAGAATTTACCCAGAAAAAAACGCAACAATACTCAGTGAACCAAATGCAGCTGGCGTATACGGTAACGCTGGTTTAGATGAAATATTAGAAGTTCGTTCATACCCTGATGATGATGGAATAGGCCGCTCAAGCCGGATACTAATTAAATTTTCAGATCGAGACATAACAAGTGCTCTCAGCACTAAAGTGTCCGGCTCCTATTCTGCTTCTCTTCACCTATACCTTGCAGACGGAATACAACTTCCCCAGGACTATATTTTAGAAGCTCATAGTATTAGCGGATCCTGGCTACAGGGAACAGGTAAATTAGGAGATAGCCCAGCGAATACAACTGGAGTAACTTGGATAGATAGAAAACCGGGTTCTAAATGGTTAACACCTGGATGTGATTTTGTCAATGACGATAATTCATCTTCTCAAACATTTACATTACTTTCTAATTTAGATGTAGATATAGATGTCACTAATTATATAACCTCATTTGAAGGAGGAAGTATAGATAATGATGGGTTTTTACTTAAATTTCAAGATAGTTTAGAAAACGAACTTACATCTTCTATTAATTTAAAGTATTTTAGCTCTAATACAAGTACTATCTTTCCCCCTTATTTAGAATTAAAATGGGACGACTCAAATTATAACAGCTCTTTAAACACATTAGATACAGATATTGCTAATATAACTATAAAAAATCATAAAGAAAAATATATAGATTCAGATGTAGCAAGGTTTAGACTTTCAGCAAGACCTAAATACCCTGTAAGAAGTTTTACAACTAGTTCTATATACTTAACAGAAAATAAACTACCTGAAAATTCATACTGGGGCATTAAAGACGAGTATAGTGAAGAAATGATTATAGATTTTGACACACAGTTTACTAAAATTAGTGCAGACAATACTAGTAGCTACTTTGACGTTTATATGGATACATTACAACCAGAAAGATACTATAGATTATTAGTTAAAACAACTTTAGACGGTAGCTCAGTAGTGTTAGATAATAAAAACGTATTTAAAGTAGTTAGAAATGGGTAATAATATAAAAATACAAAAAACAGTTTACCAAAAAGATTCTTTTGGAAAAGTTGTAGATACGCAATTTAAATCGTTTATTACAGAAGACGAAGATGGTTTTTCTCTAAAAACAGTTGAACAGTTTTTTAAAGATTATGAAGATTTATATCTAGATATACCTTTAGAAGGAGAAGGAAGCTCTCATAAATACTTAATAGAAAGAAGCAGTGAATTAGTTCAAATACAAGAAGCTTTATTAGATATTCAACCACTATTAGACGAAATAGCAGAATTAAGAGATCAACTTTTAGAAGCAAATACTAAAGTAGTAGACTTAGAAATACAACTTGCAAATAGTAAAGCAGGAATAGACGATGGCAGTAACTAATTACATAGTAAATCAATTAGAGGATTTTAAATACGACTCAAAGTCTGAATTAAAATTAAAAGATAAGGCTCTTGTTGGCCCATTCTCTATTAATAATCTATTCAACAGTTCTGTTGACTTTATAGATTTACATTTCTATACATTAGACGGCGCATTATTAAAATCTCAACTCAACTACAGAGGCGCAACCCAAACAAGTACTGCATCTGGAGCAGGTAAATCAGGAGCAACAAATATAGAAATTAATCCTGCAAATGATGCTAAATCAAATGGATACAGGAATGGGGATATTCTACTAACATATAATTTCTTCTCAGATTTATTTTCAGATTCGACTGTAGCTAAAAACTTCTTTCTTGAAGAAGTATCAGGGGATAGAACAGAGGTAAGATTATTAACTCTAGAAGTAGATAATGAAGATTTAGAATTAAGAGTAGAGCAAATCAAAGCTAAGTTAGAAAATAACTCATACTTTTCAGATTTAAAATTAGACTTTGGTAAAAATAATATATACTCAATAATTAATATTGATACTCAAGAGTACAAAAATAACGTCTCTCTTGTATTAAAATTATACGAGCCACTTCCTAATACATGGGAAGCTAAATCTCTTTGTAGAGTACTAGAGACAATAGCAGATACTGCAAGCTTTACAGTTAGTACCGAGTTAATACCTGATGAAATTAAGATACCTTCTCTTAAAGGTCCTAACTTTGATGTAGAGGTTGAAAAAGAAAATAATAACCCTACAGAGTTTTTTAATTTTGACGAACTATTTAGCTTTCCGGTTACTAGTTCGTATTATTCCCTGTACTCTCTGTTTAACGAAAGTAGTGCTCAAATAAGTATTAACCATTCAGATTACTCTGACTTTATACACTTCTCTTCTGCAGAAGAAAGACTTCGTAATTTTAAGTATAAATTAGAGCTTATACAGTCATACGAAACCAGTATTCAGGCAATAGAAAGTACCGGATATAAGAAAATGGGTATCTCAGGTAGTAGAGACTACTATAATGGATTAATTGAAGGATTAGTTAAGAATTTTGATCACTACGACAGGTATTTATATTTCGAAAGCGGCTCTTACTCTTGGCCAAAAAAGAATAATAAACCTCCATATATAAATCAAGTTAGTGATTCTCTTGAATCAGTTCAATGGTTTGACAGACAGATAGTAACAGCATCTATATTTGATAACCTTAATGATGATGCGCTAACAGATACACTACCTCTTTATATTAGAGACGATGGTGCTAATGATCCAATATTAATGTTCACTCAAATGATTGGGCAACATTTCGATAACTTATGGATCTACTTTAAAGCAGTTTCAGATAAGTATGATGCAGATAACAGATTAAATTTTGGTATATCTAAAGACTTAGTGAGGGATGCTATAGAAAGCTTTGGATATAATTTATACAATAGTAATAAAAGTTTAGAAAATTTATTTTCTGCTTTTGTTGGCGATGGATACGACTCTGGTAGTACTGGAGAAGTAATTAATAGCTTCAGACAGATAACATCGGGTAGTGGTCTTGACTACCTACAGCCAATGCCTCAAGACAATTATCAGAAAGAAATATATAAACGTATATATCACAATTTACCTTACCTTACTAAAGCCAAAGGTACTCACCGTGGATTAAGAGCTCTTATAAACTGTTTTGGTATACCTGATAATATCCTAACTATAAAGCAAAAAGGTGGAACAGATATTACTGCTGGTCGATTTTTCTCCATACAACAAGAAGTTACAAGTTCTCTTGAAAAACTAAGATTATCAAACACAGGTTCTATTGTTACAGGTAGTACACTTTCAGAATATGTAAGCATAAATAAAAAAGAATATAAATATTCAGATGATCTACATGAAATAGAAGTCGGATTTGATATAGCACAACCTACTAATGATATAATTAAACTTAAGTATAGTGGGAGTTATAATTACGATGACTATATAGGTGACCCTAGGGAAGCAGATGCAGATAGATACAATTCATTAGATAGATTAACTAAAGAAACATTTGATGAAGATTTCTCTCCTTATAACTTCTGGCAATGGATAGTCCTCAGATGGGAGGATTCTCATAGAGATGTTAGAGGAAATGCAGATGTAAATAGAGGAGATTCAAATGAACCAAGAGAAAGGTTTAGATGGACTGATGAAATTGCCAACTATAGAGAACCTACAGACTATATTAGATTAATTAAATTCTTTGATAATGTAATATTTAGGCTGGTAAAAGAATTCATACCTGCTAGAGCAGCAGCTACAACTGGAGTTATAGTACGCTCTCATATGCTTCATAGAAGTAAAGCAAAGCAAGTTAAAGTCTCTTTTTCTGATGAACTTTTGACTGGTTCTATCAGCCTACTTAATGTAACAGGTTCAAGTGGGGATATGTTTGGTAAAGGAAATAAATCTCCGTATACTACTAACTACAATAAAGTTGTAGTCTCTCCAATAGGAGAAATACCTAGAGACATGAGTAGTGAAGAGCCAAGATTAACAGGAGAATTCGATGGAAGTAACTTAACCGTCACAAAAGGCGAACTTAATGCAGGTAACAGATTTAAAAGTCAACAACAACCGATAAGCTTTTATAATATTAGGGCTTTTAGTATTAATGAAATACTACCTTTAGCATGTGATGTAGATTTAGAATTTGATGTCATAGGTGATTTTTTCAGATTTAATGTACAAAACGAAGGCGATGGAGTCGGGAGATTACGTATTGTAAGTCCAAGTTCTACTCCATACGCAACTGATGTATTAAAGTTTTCTCATCCATTAAACGATGCTCCTTTATCAATAGAAGCAGACCCAGTAGCAGGTACATTTAAAGGATGGAAATTAGCTCCAGATGCTTTAACTTATTTTTCAACCTCATCAATTCTAACTATACCTACTCAAAGTGGTTCGCTATCAACTGTAGATTATTATGCAGATTTTGAATCTAACGATCTACCAACACCTACCGGTCAGGTATTCGTAATGCAAGTATGTAATTCTAATGCAGCAAGAGATGATAATTTTGATGTTCATTTAAACGGTAATTTAATTGGATCTTTAGACTTAAGTCAAAACGCTCAAGTAGGAGGAGTGTTTATTGGTTCAACTGATACAAGTTTAACAATCTCTTCAACAGGCGCCGGTTTTGTTTGTCCTTTATCATTGATGCAAGTACAGTATTTTGATCCTAGTTACTTATTAAATGGTACGAATTCTATTTTCATGGAAAATACTCAAAATAATAATAATGGTAACTTTGGTACAATAGAAATTAGACATTACGAAATAGGTTCTGATGGAGTAACATTATCACAAGTAGGGACTATAGCAGATGTAACATTCTCAGGAGGTTCTGGAGCTGATATTTATCGAACTTTTTCATATACATAAATAAAATAAAGATAAAATATTTATAATAAAGTAATACATGACTGAATTAGATTTTAAATTAAGAAATCCAAACATATACGGTGGAGGTAGTATGAACCTCCTGTATAGCAGTAGTCGTGATTCTGGCTCTCTTCCGCTACCAGTAAGCCAGATACCTCCTAATATAATAGCAGATTATGCAGGTACTGGAGTTCCAGTTCCGGATCCAAATATTCCTAGTAGTTCTATTAATGGAGGTATATACGATAACGTAGTTTCATACCCAGGTAGTGAATTTGAAAAAAGAGAACATGAATACCTTTACACATTAAAGGATGGATTTTTCCCTCCTTATTCAGTAGTGGGTTTAACTATATCTTTTTCAAGTTTAAATAACGTGAGATTAGAAGATACGTTACGGCAGATAAAATTTATAACATTTAAAGTAGGTACAGATAGAATTAGAGTAAAGGTACTTAATATATCAAAACTTACTGATTACTACTACCTACAAGTAGAACCCACAGTATTTGACTCAATGTCAGGGAATACAGATTCTTCAGGTACCCCTATCGATTTCTCAGTAGAAGTAAGCTTTACAGATTACCTCTCTGGAAACTTTACAAATAGTGAATTTGACGTTCTATTAGGTAACGCACTAAGATTAAAGACAAGCAAAGGCTCAGTTCAGGTTGACAGAAATACAGACGCTGCATCTCCATCTAACCTTAACGCTATTATTACCGATACAGCAGCTCTAGCAGAAGTACAGTATAGTAATTATACTACAGTAGGATGGACTAATGCCAGATACGAAGGGAGTGTTAATACTCCAATACAGGAAAGAGATCTTCCTGCACAGTCGTATATAATGTTTGAAGGAGCTATTCATCCATTAGATGGGGATAAAGATACCCTACTAGCACTAGGAGCAGGAGATCCAGAAAAAACAAAACTATATTTTAATGTTGAATCTAGACCGACTGATTATATACCTTCTGGTTCTGCGCTTCTCACTGGCTCTACATTTCCTTTAGTAAAAGGATCACCATTGGCAGAATTACTAAACTCACAAAATAAAAGATCTTCTGCTTTTGGATCAGCAACACTGGTTGATTTAGATACTAGTATAAATTATACCAATAACACAGCAGTATACGGAGGAAGTATTATATTCAAAGAAGATGGGAATAAACTCGTAAGAGTAGTTTCTAGCAAAATTCATGCGGTAGAAAAAGGATCAATATATACAACAGATGAATTTGGTATAGCAATAAATGAAGAATTTGCATCAACGGGATCATCTTAAAATAGAAGTTAAATAAAACAAGATTATTACATATTTATATAAAACACAATAAAACAAAATGGGATATTTAGATAATTCGATCGTAACAGTGGATGCGATTTTAACTAAAAAAGGAAGAGAACTGTTAGCACGAGGGGACGGTTCTTTCAAAATCACTCAATTTGCATTAGCAGATGATGAGATAGATTATACCTTATACAATCCACTTCATCCCTCTGGTTCTGCGCTTTACGGTGAGGCAATAGAAAATATGCCTTTACTAGAAGCTTTTCCTGATGAGACTCAAATAATGAAGTACAAGCTAGTAACCCTTCCGAGAGGTACTTCAAAATTACCGATTCTAGATTTAGGATTTAGCGCTATTACTCTAAAACAAGGAGCATCAGTTGCTATCACACCTCAGACATTAAATTTCCAAGGAGCTACTTCAACCTTCGAAGCTTCAGGGTATACAGCAACAATTGCTGATGTAAGAGTTTTAAATACATTCTCCGGTGTAGGAATTAATACAGAAGAAGCAGAACAGCTAAACTCTACGACAACTTTAGGAACTAATGTATCTAAAAATGTTATAGGTACAACTATTAACCTAACATCGACAACTATAAACACGTTATTCGGTTCTAGAACGAGACTACAGACTACTTTAACAGTAATCGGTAGAGATTCTGGAGCTAGATTAACTATTCCTGTAACCATAACAAAAACTAATTAATTATGTCATTTAAAAGATTCGATCCTCAAGACGTAGTAATAAGTGCTGAATCTATTTCAACACCAGTATGGTCAGGTAATATTACAACATTAGACACGTTTGTAACATCATCTACACAAATAGGTGGGCCATCAGGAGAGTACTACTTTAACGTTTACCAGTCTGATCCTACAGGTTCTTCTGCAAGAGTTCAATTTTCAGTTACTTATGGAAATAAAGACGGCGGCGGTAGTTTAGTTTATAATCCAATAGTACCCGGCAAATCACCTTCTTCTACTATATACGGTCAATATAGATCGTTAGTTTTAGGAGATGAAGATACTGATTTTAGTTTCGGTAATATACCTTCTGATCATTTTTATGCAATATCAATTGATAGAGCAAGATATAAAGAAAAACTCTTACCTGGTACTTTAGATTTAGTAATAAAATACCAAGATGATTCTCTCAATATATATGTACCCGGAGATGGTGCCAATAAAAATTTTGCAGAATTAAGACTTATAGATAATAGTCAAGTAGCTTCAACAGTAACATTTACCGATGCAGGAAGAGAATATGAACTAATATCAGGTTCATTAGGGTCTGTATATACAGGTAAAAACTCAAACGGCTATTCGGCTAATAATGGCTCTTACGGAAAATTATACCCAGATATTGGTGTAATATTACTAAATGCTAGTGCACTTGAAGCTGAAGCAAGTGATGGAGGTGTAGTACTACCGGTTAAGAAAGATGCTGGAGTTTTACATAGTGACGGTATAACAACAAATTTACAATTAGGTTACGATTTATTTGCAAAAGGTCAATCCTTCAGAGTACAATCAGAAGAGACAGTTTCATCTAACTTTGTATTTGTTAGAGCTAGAAATAATGAATTCAACTACTCTAGTAACCCGTCTCTAATTACTGGTTCAGGAGAACTTAGACATAACGTCATGATTAACTCTCCACAATCATATGTAACTTCTGTTGGACTATATAACGACAATAACGACTTATTAGCAATCGCAAAATTATCTAGACCTTTATTAAAAGATTTTACAAAGGAATCGCTAATCCGCGTTAAGCTTGATTATTAATGAATGAGTGCTTACAAAAAACTGAACAGACAAAATGTATACGTATCTGATTACTCAGCGCGTAAACAATGGGAAGCATCAGGTAGCTTAATAGAGACCTATGATATTTCTACATTAAGAGGCTTTTCAGGTTCTACTCCCTTTTATCCTTACCCTTTAGATTTTCGTAATAATAGATATGAAAAGCTAACTTGGGATAGTGTATATCAAAATTTTTATAGGGATAGTATAGGGAACGGATTAACTTCTGGTTCAAGTGATTTATCTCTACAGACAACTTTAACTATAAGTGGCTCTAGAGATTTAAAATCAGAAGTAGCAGTTATATCAATTCCGAGAGATGTGACAGGTACTAATATAGAACCTAATACATTTTCTTTCAAACCTCTTATTGAAGATCAGGATTTATATTTTGCAGATGATTATTGTAAACATAGATATAGCGGACAAAATCAATTTGTAGAAAACGTAGAATACTGGTACGGATCAAATCCATTAGATGATGTAGATTATGCAATAGATGAAAGTAACTTTGTTACTGAATCGGTAGCACCAGGAGAGCACTATCAATACGTAGACATTAATAGAAAACAGCAAAGATTCGAAATTATAGATAACGGAGAAGGAGCTTTAATATACTCAGGTTCTAACCACTTATGGACAGAGCCTATGAAAGTTGTCGGTGATATTATTTATAATAAAGGATTAGCTATTATTACTGATGAGACTGTAGCAAGGTATTTAAGTACTTATTCTAGGCATAAATTGCGATGGAAATCAAACCAACCTATTTATACATATAATGTACACTGTACTGTGAAAGATTCTGAATATAACTATACATATAATCGTTCAGCTATTTCAGACTCTTTAGGTAGTATAGACAGTAATGTTACTGGTAGTAGTTTTACTCCATATATTACAACAGTAGGACTTTATAATGCTGCTAACCAATTGCTGGCAGTAGCTAAAACGAACAGACCAATACAGAAGACACATCATACAGATATGACTTTTGTTGTAAAAATAGATATATAATGCGAATACTTTTTAGAGCACAAAAAAAACAAGCACTAACGTACGCTGAGATGGATACGAACTTAGGTTCCTTTTTCTATTCTAGCTCTATATCTGATAATAATCTATACCTACACTATACAAGTAGTATGGAAGTTCCAGTTAAAAGAGATGCACATGTAGTACCCTTGACAACAGGAACAGTTCAAGGATTTGACACTCAGATTCAATATAACAGAGACGGTAACTTAGCAGGTGCCGATGGACTAGTATACACTGCATCTAAAGTAGGGATTAATACCTCAGCAGATAATTTAACTTACAACTTAGAGGTATCAGGTAGTATTAGAGCATCAGAAGGCTTACTTTCTAACTCTGACGAAAGGTTAAAAGAGAATATTTATCCTATAGACAATGCACTCTCAAGAGTGAATGAAATTGAAGGAGTCTACTTTAATTGGAAAGATGAGAAAGATAGTCAAGTTGGTGTAATTGCACAACAAGTAAAAAAAGTCCTTCCGGAAGTTGTTTCGGAAGATAATAATTCTTATCTTTCTGTGGACTACTCTAAGCTAGTACCTCTTTTAATAGAGGCAGTTAATGAGCAAAGTAGTATTATAGAAGGATTAGAAAAAAGAATCGCTAAACTAGAAGAATAAAATGGCAATTATATTAAGAGGAGATAAAGGCTCGGCATTAAGCCATCACGAACTAGATAATAACTTTAGACATTTTATCTATTCTTCGTCTATATCAGGTACTGCAATAAGTTTATTTACAACAGCTTCTCTTAATAACGAAATACAGATACCAGGAGGAGCACCTTCAGGTAGTGATTATAGTGTACAGTATAAAGTAGGTAGTGCAGTTTCAGGCTCTGATGCATTATTTGGTGCAACCCCTAATTTTATATTTGACTATAGACAAAATAGTTTAAAACTAACAGGTTCTTTAATTACTGTAGGAGATCATCATGTAGATGGTAATTTAACAGTAACAGGTACAATTACAGGTAAAGAGTTTCATACACAACTAGTATCATCATCAGTTGTATATCAATCAGGTTCAACACAGTTTGGTGATACCCCAGATGATACTCATGACTTTATTGGAGCAGTAAATGTCGACGGTGATCTAACTGTAACAGGTACCTTAACAGCACAAGAGGTTAGAACAGAATTCCAAAACGCAGCAGTAATATTTGAATCAGGTTCTACAAAATTTGGAGATACATTAGAAGATAAACATGCCTTTACTGGTAGTTTACAGGTAACAGGAAGCCAGACAGTAACAGGTAACCTAACAGTATTCGAGGGAGCATTTATGAACCCAGACACAGTAACAAAACATTTTAAAGTCCCGTCTAATTATAATGCAGGACTTTTCGGACCAATAGCAAATTCATCATTAATCGAAATAGACGATAACGCAACACTAACAATTATTTAAAATGAGCACATTAAAAGTAAATAAGATACAACCTAATTCCAGTAACCATATTAGTATAGATGGGAATACTACTATTACTGGTTCACTTACCCACAACGGAGCTACTACCTTATCAGGTACTAATCTACTAGAAGGAAGCACAGTATTTAAAGGAACAACAACAGTAGAGGGAGATCTAACTGTAGGAGGAACATTAACAGCACAAGAAGTACGCACAGAGTTCGATAATGCTTCAGTAGTATTTGAAGACGGTTCTACTAAGTTTGGAGATACTTCAGATGATAATCACGGATTTACTGGCTCATTAGGTGTTCAAGGCGGTGAATTCAAAGTTACAAATCAAGGAGATGATGTATTGGTTGCTAATCCACTTAATGGTAGTTTTGTAATTGGAGATACTCAAAGACTTGGTGATGGTGCTCTTATCACTGGAGATTCTTCTACTATAAAAATAAAGAATGATCAAAAAACTGTTTTAACAGCAAATTCTAACTTCCGTATAGGAATTGGAACTGCATCAGCTACAGCTACTCTACATGTCGACCACCCATCATATGCTGTAGGTAATGATGTATTAAACATTGGTGTTCAAGGAAACCAGATTGCATTTATGAATAATTCTGGTGACTTTATGATAGGTGATAAAGACGGAGTAGGCGATGGTGGTTACATCTCACATGATTCTGAAAACTTTAAAATATTCTCTTTAGGTGGAACAGAAGTTGCAAACTTTAATACCAATGAGGTAAAATTAAGTAGAAACCTACTTATTAAAGCAGAAGCAGGGAATGATGCAACTTTAACAATAGAAGCAGATCCAACCAACACAGACCTTACAGGTGAAAATGATAACCCATCTATACTATTCAAACAAGATGGAGGTTCAGAAAATGCAGCTGTTGGTTTCAATATAATTGATGACACATCAAACGGAACAGTAGCAGGTACTGGAAACAGATTCTGGATTGTTAATGCTATAGACGACAACGTAGGCGACGGCGGTATTACTTTTGGTACTGCACAAGTAGATGGATGGGATAACGCTATTGCTAGATTCATGATTAGAGGTGATGGTAAAGGTTTATTTGGACACCCTAATGACCATTACGATAAAGTATTAGGTTCTCAATTTGAAGTATATGATGATAGAACAGAGAATACAACATCAGATTATACTTTAGCTGCATACGGATATGTAGATGTATCAGAATATCCTCCTTCTCAAGGAGCAGGTGGTATTATTTCTAGACTTAAAGTAGTTAATGGAGCAACAGATTTAGGTACTCATGCAATCGGTATGGTAGCAGGAACTACTACATCTGAAATTCTAACTACCGGTGATTTTGCTTTCTATGCAGGTTCTGATATGGATACCAGCGGAGCAACAGGCTTTGCAGGACTAATACATAGCGGAAGTAGTAACTGGCAGATTGGAGGAACAGGCGGTACAGATACTGATACAGGATATAAACTTACAGTAGTAGGTACATCAAAATTTAACTCAGATGTTATTATAGGAGGTAACTTACAACATTCAGGTAGTACTTCGTTTAAAACATCAGGAAAAGGTATAGTATGGTCAATGAACACAGACGGTGCTTCTATTAAGTTCTACAATACAGGAGATGGAGATACAGATTCTAGATTAGAGTTTAATACTAGAGATAATAATAACGAATACTTTAAATGGACTCATACAACTGCAGGAGGCACATATGAGTCAATGAGATTAGATCCAATCAATTCTGGAAGTCAAGGTAAATTAACTGTTAATGGAGAAATTTACAGTGATGGATTAATAGTTGGAAATAGACATTCATATACACTAACTCACGGATCTGGTTCTTCTATTTTAGGAGGACAATGTCAAACTCAAACAGGTCTTATGAGTGCTATAGTTGCAGGATTATGTAATGATAATGGTTCGACATATGGAATGATAGGAGCAGGATATAGAAACTGTAACGTAGGAAACTCAGCTATTATAGGAGCAGGTAATAACAATTGTACAACTCATGCAAATTCCGCAATTGTCGCAGGTGCATCTAATTCTATGCAACAAACTGGATGCAACGGAATGATTGGTTCAGGAGAATCGAACTTAATTAACTACAGCTGTTTTTCATTCATTGGCGCTGGAAGTAACAACCGCATCGACGGTGCATCTCAATCAGGAGCAGCTATTGTAGGAGGTCTTAATAATACAATTGAATCTTTAAACTCATGCATCTGCAACGCTCAATTTATAGGTGGTGGAGATTCTAATAAAACTGCCGCTCAATTTGCTACGATAGCTGGAGGACAGGGAAACATTGTTGAACATGCATACGGTGTAATCGCAGGAGGTAAAATAAACTGCGTTAGAGGTAATGTAAGTACAGTCGTAGGTGGACAATGCAACACTATTTGTAGTACTTACGGTATAATCGGAGGAGGTTTTTGCAATAGGATAGAAACAAATAGTGCTTATAGCACAATTGCAGGAGGTAGTTGTAACCAGTTGACAGCAGGACAATTCTCTTCTATAGGAGGTGGAATTCAAAATACTATTTCACAGTGTTTAGGAACTATTGCCGGTGGTCGACTTAATAGAATAGAAGGTTCTGAGCACGGTACAATTGGAGGAGGATATGGAAACTGTTCGCAACTATTTGGACATTATAGTACTATTGGAGGAGGTATTAACAATATAGCAGCTTGCTACGCTTTCGTAGGTGGTGGATCTGCTAACTGCGCACTATGTCAAAACACTGTAATTGCCGGAGGTAGTACTAACAAAGTAAGTGCTGCATTTGGAGGTATACTTGGAGGTCTAAACAATGAAGTAACATCAACAGCTTGTAATTCATTTATCATTGGATCTCATTTAACTGTGAATACACCAGATACCACTGCAGTAAACAACTTATTAATATCAGGAAGCTCAGTAGATGCTACAGGTCTTTTAACATTAGAAATTCTCGATGCTACACCAACTAACCTAGCACAAGGTTCAATATTTCATTCAGGATCAGCAGGAGCAGGATGTTTATATTTCAGCCCAGACGGTTCTTCAATATGTAAAATAGCATTTGTCTAGTAATAGTAAAATGGTAACTAAACCTTCTTGGTGGTATGATGGGAAAATCGTAACAGATATTTCCGACATGCCTGATGGCACTTACGGATTTATTTACCAAACTACTCACACCCCAACAGGTAGAAAGTATATTGGTAAAAAAGTACTCTTCTTTGAACGCAATGTTAAGATTGGAAAAAAAGAATCCTTATTATTAAAAGAAGAAAGAAAAGCAAAAGGAATTGGAGGAAGAGTACCAATGAAGAAAAAGGTTGTTAAAGAATCTGATTGGAAAGAATATTACGGTTCTCATAAAGAGATATTAGATATAATTAAATCTGGCGGCCAGTTTGAATTTTCAAGAAAAATACTTAGCTTCGTACCTAATAAGAAGTTATTAACGTATTATGAATGTAAGTACCTATTTATAAACGAAGTATTAGAAGATAGAAACAACTTTATAAACGATAATATTTTAGGTAAGTTTTATAAAAAAGATTTTGTAAATGATAAAAATTAAAGATTTAGTAGGATTACCATCTCTACAGTACCATGTAGATAACAATCTCTCTTTGTATGAGAATGTCTACCGTTACTCTAGTGATAACTTTATACAATTATTTGCTGAAGCGAGAGACGCTTGGAGAGACGGTCTTATAGAACTAAACGAAGAAGATGCTCAATTACTAGAATCCACCGATATAGGAGAGTACGGAATGTATGAAGGAGAAAAAGTACCTTTAGATCTTCCTATGGTATATGAAGAAGAATATTACGTAACTGTTAACCGTGGACCTAGAACTGGTAAATCATTAGTAAGATCAGCTGAATCTGATTATGAAGAACCGAGAGTATTTTCAAAAGAAGAAGCTGAAGAATATATTAAACAAGTTAAAAATTCAGGAGCTACACCTGGAAGTATAGCCTCATATTGGGTATCTGACAGAGATATGAATAAAATTGATGAAGCAGAATATAAAGGTAAAGATGTAGCGTTAAATAAACCTAAAAGAGGTGGACCTAAAAAGTTTTACGTTTATGTTAAAAATCCAAAAACTGGTAATGTAAAAAAAGTAAACTTTGGAGATAGCGGTAATTTATCAGTTAAAATCAAAGAACCAGGAGCTAGAGCTTCTTTCGCAGCTAGACATAAATGTTCTACTAAGAAAGATAAAACTAAACCAGGATACTGGTCTTGTAATATAGGGCGCTATTGGAAGTCTTTAGGAGGTTCAAGAAACTTTTCAGGATACTGGTAGAATGAGACCTTACACAGAAGAAAAAAAAGATGGTTATTTAATTAGGGAGTTTACCCAAGATACTCCTGAAGATGAATTCGTTTGGCATAGGGATAGAGAAGATAGATGGATTCAAGCAATTAGTACTACAAACTGGAAATTTCAATTAGATAATCAACTTCCTGTGGATTTACATGATAGTAAGCTATTTATATCCAAAGGAACATATCACCGATTAATAAAAGGAGAAGGTGATTTAGTCGTAAAAATATGGCAAGAGTAATAGGTGTAGGAAACTACAAAGGTAATACAAAAAAGAAGAGACCTGGAGTTCATGCAAAAACAAAGAACTCTAGTTCCAAAGGAGCAAAACATTACGTTAAAGCGTATAGAGGACAAGGAAAATGAAACTATCGAATATCATATTAGAATACGGTCAATACAAAGCTGAAGAAGATGCTTTAGAGAAAGAATTAGAATCTAAATTTGACACCGGTAGGCTAATAGTATCCTTGGGAGATTATAGCGACGGAAGACCGGATAACGATCCTTTAAAAGACTTAAGTTTTGGCTCAGTAACCTTTCTAGTGCATTCTGACTTTAAAGATGAAGAATGGAATAAAATTCTTGATCATTTAAAATCTTTAGGTTACGATATTCAATCCGATTCTAAATACTTTGATGAAGATCCCGGTGAACGTTATTACTACCCTAAAATAAAGTTCCACTTTAAAAAACCTTCTAATTAATCATGTATGAGACTTTCACACGTCATATTAGGAGAGATTCTTTACTACGATCCAGAATTTGAAAAAGAGGTAGATAAGATAGTAGACCTAGGAGGTAAACATTTAGGCTCCGGAGATTACGGTTCAGCATATTTACTTAATGGAAGAGTATATAAAGTAACCACAGACGAAATCGAGTTAGTACATGCTGAAATACTTAAAGGTAAAAAAACAAATAACTTTGCTAGAATATACGAAGTAGAAGTTATTAACCCTAAATTAGGAATTATACAGATGGAAGTATTAGGAGAATTTAAAGGTGAAATACCTGAAGATTGGGTTGAGAATGTCAATAGAGAAGCAGAACAGCACGGTATTGATCCTGATGAATTAGATATTAGACCTTCTAATATAATGGTAAATCAAAAAAATCACCTTAAATTAGTTGATATTTAGAATTATTTTTCGTATATTATAAGATAATAGTTACGGAACAACTGTATGGATTATACATTCTTACTAGGCTCTATTGAGAACTTACTAGGTAAATCTCATAAAAAAGCTAGAGAAAATCATGCCTTCCACTGTCCTTTCTGCAATCATAGAAAGCCTAAGTTGGAAATTAATATGGCAACCAACGAAGAAGGGCATAACCCTTGGGAATGTTGGGTATGTCAAACTAAAGGGCGAACAATACGCTCTCTTCTTAAGCAGTTAAAAACACCTAGAGATCAAGCTAATGAAATACTAAAGTATTTACCAAAAGGTTCTAAAATAGACTATAAGCAACTATCTATAGTAGAACTACCAAAAGAGTACCAACTACTTCACAGTGCTTCTAAAACATCAGTCGTTGCTAACTTGGTTAAAAATTACTTATATGAGAGAGGACTTTGCGACAATGATTTTATTAAATATAGTATTGGATACTGCACAAGTGGAGAGTATGGAGGACGAGTTATTATCCCAAGTTATTCTTCATCCAATCACCTCAACTATTTTGTTGGAAGAAGTTATGATGGCAACTACTATAAGTATAAAAACCCGGAAGCTTCCAAAGACGTAATCTTTTTTGAGAATTTAATTAATTGGGATGCACCTATTATACTATGTGAAGGTGCATTTGACGCAATGGCTATAAAAAGAAACGCTATTCCCATATTAGGTAAAAGCTTATCTAAATCACTTTGGAAAAAATTATTAACAGGAAAACTTACAGACATTTACATTGCATTAGATACTGATGCACAAACCCAAGCTTTAGAGATTGCTGAAAAACTTATAGCAGCAGGATTTAAAGTGTATTTAATCGAGCTAAACGGTAAAGACCCATCCGATATGGGTTTTAAAAAATTTACCGAGTTAGTACAGCATGCAACTGAATTAGACTTTTCTAAAATAATGTTGCAAAAATTAAACCTATGATAAAACAAGGAATGAATATTCTTGAACAGAATGAAAAAAAGAGGTTAGATTTTAACCCACAACTTAAACAAATAAATTTCTTAGATAGAAGAGTTTATAAGAGAGGCGAAGGAGTATACTACCCTTCCGTAACTACTATACTCCAGTATATGCCCAAGAATAAGTTTTTCGAGTCATGGCTCAAAGACGTTGGGCATAACGCCGATCTTATTATGCGAAGAGCAGGAAAACAAGGAACTCAAGTACATGAAGCTTGTGAAAAGCTTATATTAGGAGAGGAGATTTCTTGGATGGATGATTATGGAAATGCTAAATACTCTCAAATAGTATGGGAAATGATCTTAAAGTTTCATGACTTCTGGACAACATATAAACCTGAACTTATATCAGCAGAAGAATTCGTATGGTCAGATAAACATAAGTATGCAGGAACTGCAGATATAGTATGTAAGATTGACGGAGAGGTTTGGCTACTAGATATTAAAACTTCTAATTCTATTCATAAGTCTTATGATCTACAGTTAGCATCTTATGCTAAAGCGCTAGAAGAATCAAAAGGAGTAAAAATAGAAAGAACAGGTATCGTATGGTTGAAAGCTCATTCTAGAGGACCTTCTAAACAGAAAAATGTTATCCAAGGAAAAGGATGGAAAGTACTTCAAATAGATGAAATTGAAAAGAATTTTGAACTATTTAAAATGATATATAAATTATATAGTT